CGGACGAACGCACCCGCCACGGATCAGGCCTGCCCGATGCCGGTCAGCGCGCCCTGCCACGCCGCGGCGTGGCAGAAGAACGTGCCGTACCAGTACGAGCTGGTGTCGTAGGTGAACTGCAGGACCGGCCAGTTCACGCCCATGTAGTCCCGGACGTTCCGGTACTCCCAGCAGCCGGAGACGTTGCTGTTCGGGAACGGCAGCTGCTCGGTGAGGATCGGCGCGATGCCCTGCGGGGCGTACGGGTGCACCTCGAGGTTGACGAGCTTGCCGGTGACCTCGTTCTGCAGCCCGGTGACGATCTGGCCGAGCTTGTGCCCGCCGAGGCCGTCGGCGTCGATGGTGAGCCGGTAGCCGTTCGGGTTGCCCTGGGACACGAGCGTGTCGGACAGCTGCTTGCGGTCACCGCCGTTGAACAGCACCGAGTCCGGGTTCGCCAGGTTCTGCTGGTACATCGCGGCGAACGCGGTCTGGAACTCCGCTCCCGGCTTGGCCGTGCCGAACGGCGCGCCGCTCAGGTTCTTCACGTAGCCCGCGTTGACGCCGGTGCAGATCGGCAGGATGCCGTCGTAGCCGATGGTCTGCGCGCTCGTGTTCGACACGTACGCGGCGTTGTTCGCCGCCTGGCCGGACGTCGGCATGACGCCCTGCAGCACGAAGCTGCCGGACACCGTGCCGTAGTAGAACGCGTTCGCCGTGGTCGGCGCACCGTTGACCGACACGAACACCAGGAACCCGGTGGCGCCCGGGGTGTTCGGGACCGTCACCGGCAGCACCTGCCCGGCGGTGACCGCGACACCGGCACCGGCCGAGACGGGCGGCGCGTAGCCGAACCCGGTCGTGGCGACGAGCCACACCGTCAGCGTGTTCGGTGCGCTGATCCCGACCTCCGGCGCGACGGGCGCGCGGGCCGCGCCCATCACTCCGGCCGGGGTCGTGATCAGGCCGGAGTAGCCGTTGCCGGCGATGCCGCGGCCGTAGTAGGTCATACGCTCTTCGGCCAGCATCGAGCTGTACAGCACGCTCGTCTGGGACAGCTGTCGGACGTCCTCGAAGCCGACGCCGGCGAACTGCGCCGACCAGGTGACCTCGTCGGACAGGCCGAACTGGAAGTACGCGGCCTGCTGGTCGGTACCGGTGTAGCTGATCTTCGGGCCGCGGTTGAACCACTCGGCCTGCGCGCCGCCCGGCGGCCGGAAGTCGGTCTGCACGGAGTCGGCGATGCCGGGATGCAGCTGGCCGGGGCCGCCGATGGTGGTCGCGTTGGTCAGGCCGGTGATCTGCTTGTACCGGAACGACGTGCCGACGCCCTGCGTGCGCGGGAACCGGTTGCGCAGCGGCGTCTCGACCGGCACGAGGAACTCGGCCGGGGCCTTGAGGTCGAACAGCACCAGGCCCGTGCTCACCGGGCTGGTGAGGCTGATGTCCTTGGTGATCTCGTCCTGCTTGCCGAGCGCCGCGTTCAGGGAGCTGAGCAGGTCGTCGCTTCCGAGGGCCTTGGTGATGGACTCCTGCTGGAGCAGGGCGCGCATCTGGTCGGTCCCGGAGACGGTCTTCTCGACCTCGATCAGCTGGCCGGTCGCCGACCGCTCGGCGTTCTTGACCCGCAGGTTGCCCTGCAGGGTCTGGCCGGCGTTGTCGAACTGGCCCCACGGCGCGTCACCGAGGGCCTTCTTGTAGTCGTCGAACCGCTGGGACAGCGCCGCGGCGGTCATCTTGATGCCGCCGAACATCTTTTCGACGATCGTGGGTGTGGTGCTCACGAGGTGGTACTCCCTTCGAGGGCTCGCAGCTCGGCCTCGACGTCCCTGAGGCGTTCCTGGTAGCCCTGCTGCAGCACGCCGCTGGACACGCCAACGGCCTTCTGCAGCTCGGCTGCCTGGACGCGCAGGCCGTCGGCCTTCTGCGTGATGGCGGTCTGGGATGTGGTGCGGGTCCGCGCGGGTCCACCGGGGATCGGCGTCGCCTTCACCTCTGCCAGTTCCGCCCCGAGCGCCTTGAGGCGCTCCTCGTAGGGCTGCACGGCCTTCGTGATGGCGTCCTGAACCATGGACGCGACTTCGGTCTTGCTGACGACGTCGGCCTTGCTGACGGCGGTGTCGCCTTCGTCGCCGTCGGCGGGGTCGTCTTCGTCGTCTTCCTCGGTGCCCGCCGGCTTCTCGGTGGGTTTGTCGTCGGCCGGCTTCTTCTCGCCGAATTCGGCGGGCTGCTCGGTCTTGGTGGTGTCGGCCTCGGGGGCCTTCTCGGTGCCGGCGGCCTTCGTGCCGTCGGCCAGCTCGATCTTGGGCACGGGGGCCGCCTCCTGGATGGTGGTGAACGGGTTGGTCTTGCCGAGGCCCTTGAGCAGCTCGGCGAACTGGGTGGGCGTGAACCGCGGCTCGTCGTCGGTCTTCTCGACCAGCTCCGGCTCGTCGACGACCTGCAGATCCCCCGCGCCGTCGGCCTTCGCGATCGTCAACGTGCACCGCGGGTTCGCCGGCCGGTCCACGAGGGACACCTCGTAGATGTCGCCGCCGACGATCCGGCCACCAGCGGCGGCCTTGTCGACGACGACGCGGCCGTTGCGGGCCCCGAAGCTGAAACCCTTCAGCACCTTGCCCTCGACCTTGGCAACTGTCACCGGGTCGATCACCCGCGCGCGGATGTGGTGCCCCTCGGCCTTCGAGGTGTACTGGATCGCGACGCCGGCGGCGCGCTTCGGGTCGTGCTGCTCCCGGATGTTCCCGCCGGACTTGAACCACGCGGGCATCGCCGTGTCCAGCCAGCCGGGATCGCAGACCTGCTGGTCGCGGTCAATGCCGGAATCGGTGGCGATGCCCTCGACGATCAGGGACCCGTCGGCCTGCTTGTCGTACTTGAGGATCGGGACGTACCCGTGCGCTGTGTCCATCGTGGACTCCTCGCCTTTCTTGTGCTCTCGGCCGGGCCACACACCCAGCGCACGGTGATGCAGGTTCGCGCAATGCCCCTTCGCCACATCCGGCGAAAGTCCTTTGCCCTCGTGGAAAACAACACACCGGTCGAAGTCGCCGGGAGTGCCCCACGCGAAGTGGGCCTCACCGCCGGCCGTCTCGGTGGCCCAGTGGTCGAGCGCTTCCTCGTTGCCCTTGCCCATCACCCCTCCAGAGACTCGAGGGCCGGGAGCAGCGCGCACCGGCACCGCGGATGCACCGGCGGGGCGCCGTGCTCGAACTCGGCGTCGATCGGGATCGGGCCCTGGTCCTCGTTCGCGATACACAGCGGGCAGACCTTGCCGTCGTCCGTCGCGAGGAACTCGACGTTCGCCACGTCGAGGTCCCGGTAGATCGAGTAGGTCGCCGCGGTCATGCCCCGCGTCGTCTCCGTGACCGCGATCAGCTCGGCCTTCGCCGGGGACTCGGTGATGTCCGAGATTGCCTTGGCGACGTCCCGGACCGACGGCTCGAGGGTGAGCATGTCCACCACGCGGTCGGCCAGCTGGTCGCCGACGGTGTCCGCGATCGCCTGCCACGTGACGGCGCCCTGCTCGAGCAACGCCGCCAGGTCGACCGGCACCACGCCCTCAGGGATCGGCTGGACCGCGGCGACCGGCGGCGGGGGTGGCTGCTCCGGGGGCTCATACGGGGCCACCTTCGCCACCACACCCGCCGCGCGGCGTGCCGCTGCCGCCCCGACCGCCCACGCGGCGCGGTACAGGGCGAGCAGCGGCTCCGGGTCCGAGTCGGTGAGCGCGCCCGCGACGAGTCGCGGCACCTTCTCGGCCGGCGCCTTGACGAGCCGCTCAGCCAACCCTGTCGGGTTCGTGATCAGCCCACGCAAACCCCGCTCGATACCCGGCTTGTGCTGGTCCACCACCCGGGCGTGATCCAGCAAGCCCTGCTCTGCTTGCTGGAGCTTCGCCTCGCGCGCCGGCACCACCGCCGCCGTCCGCCTTCGAGATCGTCACGCCCAAGGCCGGCATCTGTCCCTTGACCTTGGCAATGGCCTTGTCGCGGTCCGCCGACGCGGGAAGCGCCTCGAGCTCACGCAGCAACCGAGGGAGCGCAACGGCTGGATCTTCGAGGGTCATTTCGCCAACTTCCCCATCACGTACTCGCCGAGGATCCGCGCGGCAGGCCTCGCCGCTTTCCCCTTACCGGCGTATTCGGTCCACAGCTCGGCCATCAACTCACGGTCGTTGGTTGCCGCGTAGGTGCCTACGTTGAGGACGATCTTGTCCTTGTTGCGAGCGACCCAGTTTTCGAGTTCTTCGCCCGGCTTCCGCGGAGCGAAACCGATCTCGGGCCCGATTTCACTGAAGAGCTTCTCTCGGTCTTCCCTGTGCAACGAGAAGTCAAGATGGTGCCCGAACTCGTGCGTGAGCGTGTGCTTGAGCGGGTCGTCTATGCCGGACGGCGTGTACCACCCAATCTGGCTGGCTCTCGCGATTGAACGGTGCGCTCCTTGCGGATCGCCGAAATGGTGAGCTTGGTCGACCAATATCTCTTTTCCGGTCGACGATGACGAATACAAACCAATCGCGTTCTTCGCGTTCCCTGTGCCGCCCTTTGTGCTCGCGACGCGGACAGGGACAGGAGAAACGACGTCGTCCGGGAAGTCCTTGGTCACGTCGTTCATGGCCTGGCGAACTTCGTCGCGCTGATCGAGGGTCCCGCCTGTCACCGGGGTGCGCGACGGGCTCGAGGTCCTGCCCACCGCGCTCGCCAGAGCCTCGTCATGCTGCATGCCCTGTGCCCGGTTGGCGGCGTACGTACCCTGCTCGATCGGCGTCAACTTCTCGGTTCGCAGGTCCTCCTGCTCCCGCCAGCCGGCTTCACTCTTCGGCTTTTTCTTGGCTGGAGTGGTTTTCGCCGCGTACGCGAGCGCCTCGTCGTGGGACTTTCCCTCGAACCGCTGTTGCGTGTACGTCATCTGCTGCGTGGGGTGCAGCTTCGCCGCCTTGACGGCCTTCTTCTCCTCGGCCGTGATCGTGACCTTACGGCCCTTGTCGTCCTGGAACGTGCTTGGCCGCTTCGCGCGCGCAGCCGGCGTGTCCTCGCGCAGCTTCACCTGCGCCGCGCGGATTTCCTTGTCGGCGTCCTTCGCCTCAGCGAGGGCGACGTCGTGAGACTTTCCGGCGCGCCGCCAGCTCGCGTAGGTCTCCTGGCCACCGTTTGTCAGCTTCGCCGCACGGACGTGCTTCATGTCCTCAGCGGTCGGCGTCTGCGGCTTCGGCGGCAGCCTCGGGCCCCTGCGGGTCGTCTCTCCGGCCTCGAGGGCGTGCACGCCCGACGAACCCCCGGTGTCCGGCTTCTTGGCGCCGGGCCGGTGCTTCGGCAGCCCGGGGCCACCGACGTAGATCCAGCCGTGCTTGTAGCCCTTCGGGCCGACCTTGACGATGTCGCCGGCCAGCTCGGCCGCCCACTCCGGATCGCTGGCCGCGGTCTCGTTCAGCAGGGCGCCCGCGGCCTTGTCGAGGTGCTCGAACGCGAACGGCCGGGTGGCCTTGCCGCGCTTGGCCAGGAAACGGCCGAACGCCACCAGCTCACCGACCGCCTTTTCGGCGACCGCGTCCGCTTCGGGGTCCTCGTCTTCCTCGTCGTCCTCGTCCTTCGCCGGTATATTTCCCGGCCCTTCGTCCGGCTTCTGGCCCTTGGCCCGCTGATTCGCAGGTGCAGGGACCTGCCCAGGCGGCACCCCGGCGTGCGGGGCGAGCCCCGCGGGGACGGGCTCAGGCGGCTTCTGCGCCTCCTCGTAGGCGTCGTCGAGCCACACCGGCCCGGTCCCGGTGACGATGAACGGCTTGTCCGCCCACTCGCCCTCGTACCGCGGCATCCCCATCCGGTCGCGGTCCTCGTTGAACGTCATCCGCCCCGACGACGTCCGCGACTCGGCGACCGTGTCGGCGGCCGCCTCGTCGTCCTGCTCCATGCCGAGGAACTGGTGCGTCAGCTCCGGCGGCATGTCCAGGTAGCGGCGGGAGATCTGGTTGATGATGTTCGACAGGAACGAGTTCGTCGGCTTGATCGCCTGCCGGTACTTGGTGTCCTGCTGCCCGTCGGAGAACCCGGAGCCGCCGAGGCCGCCCTTGGGCGCGAACCCGATCTCCATCGGGTCGACGTCGAAATGCGAGATCACCAGCTTGACGAGGAACTCGTCGTAGTCGGGCTTGTACCGCTCGGACACGTCCTGCGTGTCGACCGGCTTCACCCCGCCCGGCAGCAGCCGCATCCGGTGCCGCTCGGAGACTCCGCCGCCGTAGAAGTCGTTCAGGCTGGTTTCCCACGAACGGATCTGCTCCGGCGTCATCCCGGACGCCGCCTGGTCGACGGTGAGCCACGACGTAGGGAGGGTGCCTTCGGTGTACTCCGAACGCATCCACTGCTGCCGGTGCATCCACAGGTCGGCCGACACGAGGGCCTGCTCGACGACGGACAGCCCGTACGGCGAGCGGGTCCGCGCGGTCTTCACCGCGTAGATCAGCGAACCGGCGTCACCCTCCCAGCTGTCGGAGGGGCCGAGGTCGGTGTACTCGCCGCGCGGGAACCCGTACAGCCACTGCTGAAACGCCGGCGCGGGCGCGGCCGGCCGGTTGCCGCGGGCGTCGAGCAGCGGCTTGATCGTCGACCCGTCGAGCACCTCGAGCGAGGCGAGGTCGCCGCCGTAGGTGAGCCGCGGGTAGATCGACAGGGCGTCGAGGACGAAGTGCTCCTCGAGGGCCATCGACAGCCACGTCTCGAATTCGAGGCCGTTCGTGCGGTCGGGGGTCTGCCACCAGTCGACCAGCTGGCGGATCTTGTCGGAGTACTTCTCCCGCAGCGCGGACTTCTCGGCCGGCGTGTTCGCGCCGGCGGCCTCGAGGGCGCGCTTGGAGAGGGTGAAGTCCCAATCCTGCTGCACCTGCTCGTTCTTGCGGACCTCGATGCAGCGGCGGATGACGTCGACCTTGTCCGCGGCCTGGATCAGCAGCGACCACGGGGTGTGGCGCTGCATGTCCCGGGAGAGGTTCCAGGAGACGGGGTAGGCGTAGCGGCGCGGGTCCTGCTGCCCGGTGTCCGGGCGGACGCCGTTGAGCGGCGCGGGAACGAGCGGGACGCCGGGGCCGAACGCGGCGATGAAGTCCGACATGGACCGGGGCAGCGGCTCGGCCATGGTGATGGCGCCTGCCTGGCCTTGGCCGGTTCCCTGCTGCAGCGCGGCGATCTGCGGGGCGAGGCTGGACGTCTGCGCACCGGACGGCAGCTGGATTCCGCCCGGGAGGGCGGCCTTGGTGACCACCCGATGACGGGCCAGCGGTCGACGGATCCCACGTGCGCGGGCCACGGCGTCACTCCCTTCATTGTTTGAGGGCGCCGAAGAACCGGGCCGCGGCGGAGTCCTGGATCAGCAGGCGGGCAAGGGCCTGCGACAGCCCGTCCACCTGGTCGTCGTGCTTGCCGGCGGGGAAGCCGGCGGCCTCGTCGACGAGCGCGGCCACCCAAGGGGCGAGTTCCGGGTCGGGCAGGTAGACGTTCCCGGACTCGACGTACGTCGAGACCGCGGCGACGCGGGCCTCTTTGGACTCGGTCGGGGTGATGGGGATCAGGCCGCCGACGGTGGCGTGCAGCTGGCTGATCACCGCGGCGCCGTTGGCCTTCTCCTCGACGAGCTTGGCGTGCGCCTGAGGCCACTTGACGGTCAAGTTCTTCACGGCCTGGCAGGTGGTCGGGAAGTCCATGCGATCGCGGACCTGGTCGAGCAGGTAGGCGTTCGCGCCGCGTAGGCCCCAGATCTGCCCGACGACGTAGTCGGTGCCCTTGGTGTCCTTGAACGTCATGTCCCAGGACTGAATGAGCTGGTCGAAGTCGGCGACGCGCATCGTGCCGTCTGCCTGCTCGCGCGCCATCGGGGCTCGGTAGTAGCGCCACCAGGCGCGCTTGAGCGCGAAGCCCTCGGCCGGTGCCGGCTTGCCTTGGTAGAGGGCGTTCCAGGTGCGCGGCCGGACGTCGGTCTCGATCTGCTTCCACTCGACCGGCGTGCGTCCGCGCGCGGACTGGAGGTACTCGCCGACCTCGCGGCCGACGGGGTCGTGCTGGCCGGCTTCGGGGCGGTGGTCGGCCTGCGCCGGGATGTTGATCTCGGTCCAGCCGCCGCCGGCGATGAGGCGGCCGGCGAGGTCGTCCTCGTGCCAGCGGGTCATGATCAGCACGACGACGGCGCCGGGCGCGAGGCGGGTGCGGGCGACGTTGGTCCACCAGTCCCACGCGCCTTCGCGGTACGTCTCGCTGTCCGCCTGGGCCCGGTCCTTGACCGGGTCGTCGATGATCAGGACGTCCACCGGGCGACCGGTGAGGGCGCCGCCGATGCCGACGGAATAGACCCCGCCGATGTGGCCCTCGAGTTCCCACTCGTGTGCGGCGCTGGTGTCGCCCTTGACGGTGAGCTCGAGCTCGGGGTGCTCGGCGAGGTCGTTGCGGATCCGGCGCCCCGAACGGCGCGCCAGGCCGAGTTCATACGAGGCGATGGCGATGCGGAGTTCGGGGTTGTGCTTGAGCATCCACGTCGGGAACCGGCGGGCCACCCGCTCGGACTTGCCCTCTTGCGGGGGCATCGACCAGATCAGCCGGGTGATCTCCCCGTCGCGGACCTGCCGGAGCTTCTCGTCGAGCAGCTCGAGCGCCGGCGTCTGCACGGTGCCGGGGTCGAGCTGCTGCGTGAACTGGCCGAGGGTCTGCTCCGGCACCGGGTTTTCGAGGGCGGCGGCTTCGGCTTCGAGCTGGGCCTTGGCGAGGGCGAGCGCATCCACCGCTCACCCCCGCCCGCTGCTACGCCACCGGCTGCAGGTGGCGGGCGGCGGCGATCTTCGCTGGGCCGCGGTCGGCGGCCGGGATGCCGGCTGCGTCGAGGGCGGCGTCGATGGCCTTGAGGACGATCGCGGCCTGCTGCTCGGCCAGGCGGACCTGGCGCTCGGCGAGCCCGGCGGCGACGGCTTTCGCGGCCATGCCGGCGCACCGGTCGCGCTCGTCGGCCTCCAGCTTGGCCAGGCCGCGGATGGCCTCGCCGGTGGCGAAGATGCCGCCGCCCTTGGCGTCGCCGTAGGTGTTGCCGATGAGCGCGGCGACCCCGCCGGTGGCGAAGATCTTGCGCAGGTCGTCGCGGGCTACCTGGACCGCGGCGCGCTCCTCTTCGCCCTCGGCCGTCGCTTCGATGACGTACTCGACCTCGTGCGCCTGGCGGAGCCGCTCGGCTGCCTCGTAGGCGTCGCGCAGCAGCTGGCCGTACAGCTCGACGCGCGCGGCCGACTGCGAGACGAGCCGGAGCAGGGTCTCGCCCGGGTCCACCTTGGAGTCACCCAGGCCCCACGACTCCAGCTCGGCGCGGACGGCGGCCTTGCGTGCGACGCGTGGGGCCTTGCCGCCGTGCGATCCGCAGACGGTGCCGCCGCGGATCGGCCAGGCCCCGCACGGCTTGCCGAGTTTGTTGTGGCCCCGGCACTTCTTGCGGGTCATGGTCAGCCGCCGAGCAGCAGGGCGCCGAACGGCGATACGCCGAGGTCGGCCACCGAGGTCGGCGCGTCCGTTTCGACCAGGTCGGCGCGCTGGTAGTCCGGGCCGGCGGTGGTGCCGTCGGGCTGCCGCGCGGGGTTGCTGGTCGCGGTGACGTTGTAGAGCTTCTCGCCGACGCGGACGGTCTGGCCCTCTTGGACGGGTGCGTCCATGCGGGCGGTGACGAGCAGCTCGTCGTCGACGTAGCCGCGGACTTCGGCGGTGGGGGTGTCCCACCGGACGGACATGTTCGCGGTGAGGTCGGCGTCCACTTCGGAGTGGGTGTGGACGGTGAGGGTGCTGACGGTGCCGTCCTCGGTGTTCTCCACGGCCTTGAGGACGTGGTGGAGGGCGGCGTCAAGGCCGGTGATCTCGACGCGGCGGCCGATGTATTCGGTGAAGCTGGTGGGCTGGAACTGGCCGCGGCCGTCGGCGTCGACCTTGGAGTACAGCCGGACGGTGATCTCGATCATCGGGGGTCACCCCAGGGCGGGGTGTGGCCGGCGTCCTTGAGGATCTCGTCGGCGGTCTTGACGGAGCCGCCGGCGAACGGGTCTTCCGGCTGGAACACGGCGCGGGTGAGGTACATGAACGCCGTCTCGAACTGCGTCTTGGCGACCGCCAGGAGCCGCGGGTCGGCCGGCACGTCGGCGTTCTTCTGGATGCGGCACCACAGCTCGGCGACGTCGCGCTCAAGCGCCTTGATCTGGTTGACCGTCGCGACAGCTTCGGGGGTCTGCTGGCGGTAGCCGGTGAGATTCTGGCTGCCGGTGTGGATCGGCTCGCTGGCCATTGGGGCGCTCCTCCCGTGGGCATGAAAAAGCCCCGGGAGCTGGGCTCACCGGGGTTTCGTCAGTGAAGACAGTTCACCAACGTGATCAAAGCTACCTTCGCCGCAGCTCAAGCGTCAACGAGGGGCTTCAAGGCAGGGGGCCGGCGTCGGTGCCGTGGATCCAGGTTTCGAGTGCGGCGCGGCGTTCT